AAAATAATATCTTACAATCAAAATTAATAAAAATTTAAAAGTAGATGGGATATGTAAAAAGAAGTTTATAGAAATATAAGCAACTTTTTATGTATCCCATTTTTTTATTTTCTCGGCTTGGAGGTGCTGGAAGATGTGAGTACAAGACAAGAAGTTTATAAATTAATTATAGAAAAGAAAGATAATAAAGAAATAGCTGCAGCATTAAATATAAGTGTAAGAACTGTAGAGAGATATAGAAAAGATTTTAATGATACGACAAACGACAATAATGCGACAACGACAAGCGACAACAGAAGAAAGAAAAAGGAAAAAGCAAGAGCATTAATAGAGTCGGGAGAAACAATAAGAGAAGTAGGGGGCAAATTAGGACTATCTAAGTCAGTTGTTGGGAGATTAAGCAGTAAAGAGAAGTTACAAGTTAAGCAACTAGACTATTTAAAATCTTTAAGAGAGAAATATAGTAGAGAAATAGCACAAAATAAAGAAGATAGATTTTATA